GCGGATTCAGGCCAGACCTACGAGCCGTTCCAGTACCGCACATTGCTGCAGGTCTCGGCTGCACTCGGCGTGCCCTATGCGTACCTGTCGAACGATATGCTCAAGGCGAACTATTCGAACTCGCGGCTTGCACTGCTCGAATTCCGTCGCCGCATCGAGGCCTACCAGCACGCCGTGGTCGTCTGGCAGCTTTGCCGCCAGGTATGGGCGCGCTGGATGGACACCGCAGTGCTCGCCGGCGCGCTCCACCTGCCGGGCTACGACCAAAGCCGACGCGAGTATCTCGCCTGCGGCTGGCTGCCGCCGAAGTGGGATTGGGTCGATCCGCTCAAGGACGCGCGCGCGGAAATCGAACAGATCGATGCAGGCTTGAAGAGCCGCACTCAGGCGCTCGCCGAGCGCGGCTACGACGCCGAGCAGGTCGACGTCGAGATCGCAGCCGACAAGGCGCGCGAGCAGTCACTCGGCCTGACCTTCGGCTCGATCGCGCCTGGGACGTCGCTGCCAAGCGACCAGGCCGATCCATCCAGCGCCAACTGAAGGGCTGACAATGCTTAATCTGCCGCATGTGGCCTCCCGTGTGTTCGGGACGCCGCTGATGATCGCGCGCGCCAAGCTCGAGGTCATCCTCGGCGTGCTGGGGCCGCGTTTCAGCGGGGCTGTCGCTGAACCGATCGATCCCGAGCCTGATCCGGCGCCGCCGATTTCGATTACGGTCGAAAGGATCGCGGTCGTATCGGTGATCGGCACGCTGGTGAGCCGCTCGGGCTATCTCGACGCTGCGAGCGGGCTCCAGTCATACGGAGAGATCGCGGACGCGATTGCCGCCGCGATGGATGACGCGACCGTGCGCGGCGTCATTCTCGACGTCGACTCTCCCGGCGGTGAGGTCGGCGGCCTGTTCGATTTGGTCGAGCAAATTAGTGTCATCAGGAGCGCCAGCTCAAAGCCGCTCTGGGCTGTCGCCAACGAGAGCGCACTATCGGCCGCCTACGCCATCGCGAGCACAGCTGATCGGGTCTACGTCACCCGCACCGGCGAGGTCGGCTCGATCGGCGTGGTCGCGGTCCATATCGACGAGAGCGGGGCAGATGCGAAAGCCGGCCTCGCCTGGACCTTCGTGTTTGCTGGCGACCGCAAGGTCGACGCCAACGCCCACGAGCCGCTTTCCGAGCGCGCCCGCGCCGCGATCCAGGCCGACGTCGACCGCCTCTACGCTGAGTTTTGTGCACTTGTCGCCGCCAATCGCGGGCTGACCAGCGAAGCGATGCGCGGGACCAACGCGGCGATCTATCGCGGCGATCTTGCGATCCGCGCCGGCCTCGCCGACCGCCTCGGCACCCTCGATCTCGCCATCGCCGAAATGGCTGCCGAACTCGATCGTGCGGCGTCCACCGCGCGCATTCCCATCAACCCGACACCCAAGAGGAGCCCCTCCATGGCAACCAACGAAACCGAACAGATTCGCGATCAACCGAGCGAACCGCAGCAGCCGGTGGAGTCTCAGCCGGCGCCAGCCGACGCGGCACCCGATCCCAGGCCAACCCCTCCGCAGCCGGCGTCCGACACCGGACTGGCCGACAAGCTGCGGGCGGAGTTCGGCGAAATCGCCGCCATTGCCAGCCAAGCCGCCCGGCTGGGCGTCACCGTCGATGCAGCGGACGCCATGCGAAAGGGCATCTCGGCCGACGCGCTGCGCCGCTCGGTGCTCGATGCGCTCGCCGCGCGTGCCGAGGCGACGAGCGTGATCGCCGCAGCGCCTTCCACGCCAACAGCTGGTGATAGTCCGATCGTGCGGCGCGCGCGAGAGCGTGCCGCGGCGGCGCGCGCCTGACATTTTGAGGAGAACAGCACATGACGACTCTCACGATGGCGCCGACGCTCGGCGACCTGCTCAAGTATGAGCTCAACGGCAACTACAGCCGCGAGACCGTGACGCTCAAATCCGGCACGAACTACGCGCTCGGCTCCGTGCTCGGAAAGATCACTGCGACGGCCAAATACCGGCTGTCGCCGAACGCCCAGGTGGTCGGCGACGAAGGCGCCGAGACGGCCGTGGCGGTCCTGATCGAAGCGGTCGATGCCACGGCTGCCGACAAGACCGGCCTCGTGCTCGCGCGCGGTCCCGCGATCGTATCCAAGGCGGCGCTCGTGTTCGACGCCTCGGTCGACGACAACACGAAAAAGGCAGCCAAGGACGCCCAGCTTTCCGCCGCCGGCGTCGTGCCACGCGACACCGCCTGATCCATCTCACTCGAACCTGAACTTCACATCGGGCCTCGACGGAAATCCCGTCGGGGCCCGCAGCATTTTCAAGGAGACCCCATGGCCCCGATGATCAATCCCTTCGACGCGGGCGGCTACACGCTCGCCGAGATGACCCAAGCCATCAACATCCTGCCCAACATCTACACCCGTCTCGGCGAGATGGGCCTGTTCCGCTTCGAGGGCATCACCCAGAGGAGCGTCATCATCGAGCAGGCCGAGGGCGTGCTCAACCTTTTGCCGACCGTGCCGCTCGGCGGGCCGGCGACGGTTGCCAATCGCGACACCCGCTCGATGCGCTCCTTCACGGTGCCCTGGATTCCGCACGACGACGTGATCACGCCGCAGGACATCCAGGGTGTCCGCGGCTTCGGCGTGGCGGACGCCGCCGATCCGCTCGCGACCGTCATGGAGCGCAAGCTCACCCGCATGCGGGCGAAGCATGCGCAGACGCGCGAATACATGGAGATCAATGCGCTGCGGGGCGTGGTCAAGGACGGCGCCGGAAGCGAGCTCTATGATTACTTCGACGAGTTCGGCCTCGCCCAGCAGTCGGTCGACTTTGTGCTCGGCACCGGGACGACGAATGTCCAGGCCAAGTGCCGGGAGGTGCTGCGCGACATCGAGACTGAGCTCAAAGGCGAGACCATGAACGGCGTGCTCGCCCTGGTCAGCCCCGGCTTCTTCGACAAGCTGATCGGGCATGCCAAGGTCGAGGATGCCTATAAGTACTTCTCATCCACCGGCGCCCAGCCGCTGCGCGAAGATACCCGCCGGCGCTTCCCGTTCGCCGGCATCGTCTTCGAGGAATACAACGCCACCGTCACGCTCTCGACCGGCGCGACCGAGACACTGATCCCGGCGAACGAAGGCATCGCCTTCCCGCTCGGCACCATGGACACCTTCGTAACCTACGGTGCGCCTGCGAACCTGATCGAGACCGTCAACACCATGGGCCTGCCGATCTATGCCCGGCAGATTGCCCGCCAGGACGGCAGCGCCATCGACGTGAAGACCGAGGCCTCGCCGTTGCCGGTGAACAAGCGTCCACGGCTTGCGGTGAAGATTCTCACCAGCAACTGATCGATGGATGCGTTTGCCGCGGCGACCGACGCGCTGTTTGCCGACCCGAATATCGCCCGCGATGCCATCTGGCGCGTGGGTGGCGTGGGCCCCGGAACCAATGCACGGGTCATCACCCGGCGGCCCGACCAGGTCGGCTCCTTCGGCGATAGCCGGGCGATCCTGCCGACCATGCTGATCGACGTGCGGCGCTCGGAGATTTCGGAGCCCGCGAACGGTGACACGGTCGAGATCGAAAGCGAAACCTTCGAGGTCATCGCGACGCCCACTATCGACAGCCTGCGGCTCGTGTGGACCTGCGAAGCTGCGCTGTCGGGATAACGCATGCGCTTCACGCTCAAAACCGACGACCTCGCCAAGGGCCTGACCGAGGCCGAGGGCGATGCGGCGCGCTCGGTCACCGCCGCGATGCGCGAGGCAACTGAGGGACTGAAGGGCGACCTGCGCGCTGACGTCGTCGATGCCGGCCTCGGCCAACGCCTTGCCAACACCTGGCGGGGCAAGACCTATCCAGAGGGCGGCATCAGCCTGGAAGCAGCGTCCTTCGTCTGGTCGAAGGCCCCCAACATCGTCGACGCCTTCGATCGCGGCGTGACGATCAAGTCTGCCCGAGGCTTCTGGCTCGCAATCCCGACTCCCGCCGCGGGCGTGAAGGGCTTGAGCGCAACGGGTGGCATGAAGCGGATCACGCCGGGCGGCTGGGAGCGCCGTACCGGCTTGCGGCTGCGGTTCGTCTATCGGCGCGGGCGACCGTCGCTGCTCGTCGCCGACAACGCGCGGCTCAGCAAGAAGGGGCTCGCGCGGCCGAACGTCGGCCGCACGCGCGCCGGCGCGCAATTCACGCGGTTGAAAGGCCGCTCGACCGTGGTGGTGTTCATCCTGGTGCCCCAGGTCACGTTGCAGAAGCGGCTCGACATCGCGAGCGCGGCTCGGCGTTGGGCCGATCGCGTGCCGGGCCTGCTCGCGAGTCATTGGAGATGATGGTGGATCACAAGAGAGTTGCGATACTTATGACGCTTCTGTCTTTCGCCTTCATTGCTTCGGTTCTCGTGGCGACAGCACGATGACCAGCCGACGAGAACAGGTGCTCGACGCGATCAAGGCGCTGGTCGCCTCCGCGCTGCCGAACGCGGACGTCAAGCGCAATCTCGCCAAACCGGAGCGCATCCCGCCGGGAGGGCTTGCGATCATCCGCGATGGCGATCCGGGCGAGCCGGAAGTCATCCTGTCACCCCTCATCTATATCTACACGCACCGCATCCCGATCGAGACCGCAGCGTATGAGACTTCGAGTGAGACCCGCGAGCAGGTGCTCGACGGCATGCTCGGCGCGATCGGAAGTGCGGTCGTCGCCAACCGGACGCTTGGCGGACTCTGCGACTTCATCGAGGCCGAAGCGCCGGCAACGGAAGATGTCGAGACGACTGGAGCCCGCGCGGGCCGCTGGGCCGACGTCGCAATCGTCGCGGTCTACGGCACGACCGATCCCCTGAACTGACTTCCCTCTATCATCGGAGACTCTCATGGCACGCGCACGCGGCGCCAACGCCGTCATGGCTGCAGCATTCGAAACGACTTACGGGACTGCTCCCGTGGCCGGCTTCAAGAAGCTGCCGTTTGTTTCATCGGCGCTGGGCGACGAGCAGAACCTGATCGCGAGCGATCTCTTGGGCTACGGCCGCGAGCCGCTGCCGCCGAGCCGGGATGTCGTGAACAACGACGGTGACGCCGTCGTGCCGGTCGACCTACGCAACTTCGGCTACTGGCTCAAGCTCCTGATGGGCGCGCCGACGTCCGTCGACAACTCCGGCGTCATTACCCACACCTTCGTGTCCGGCGCTCTCACGCTTCCCTCCATGGCAATCGAGATCGGCATGCCGGAAGTGCCGAGCTACGGCATGAACGTCGGCGTCCGCGCCAACACCATGAAGATTCAGCTGCAGCGGTCGGGGCTCCTCAATGCCACCATGAGCCTGATCGCGCAGGGCGAGACCAAAGCGACGTCATCGGCAGCTGGCTCGCCCAGCGAAGCCGCGATCGAGCGGTTCTCGCAGTTCATGGGTGAGATCAAGCGCAACGGCACCGCGCTCGGCCACATCGTCTCTGCTGAGCTCACCTACATGAACAATCTCGACAAGGTCGAGGTGATCCGGCCCGACGGCCGCATCGAGGACGCCGATCCGGCGATGGTCGCGGTCACCGGCAGCGTCAACGTGCGTTTCGCCGACACTGTGCTGCTCGACCAGGCGACCTCGGGCGACCCCTGCGAACTCTCGTTCGGCTGGGCCATCGATGCCGACAAGTCACTGCTCTTCACCGTGCACAGCGCCTTCCTGCCCAAGCCCAAGACGCCAATTCAGGGGCCGGGCGGCATCCAGGCAGCGTTTGCCTGGCAGGCCGCCAAGGACCCGGTCCTGCTCAAGACCTGCACCGCGGTGCTGGTGAACGATGTTGCCGCCTACTGACAAATAGGATTCCCACCATGACCAAGGTCAAGTCCAAGGCGTCGGCCAATGCCGCGCCCCGCTCGAATGCGCCGATGCTCAAGCTCAACACGGACCGCGAGCCGTTCTGGCTCGATCTCGTTCCCGGCGTGCGCGCGCAATTCCGGCCCATCACGGTCGCCGCCATCCTGCTGGCGCGCACCGCCGCTGCCGATGTACTGCGCGCCGGCGGCGAGGACGCGATGGTGAAGGCCGGCATTGCCTTCACACGCTCGCTGGCGCATTCGGGGATTGCCGCCTGGGAGGGCATCGGCGACGCCGATGGCCATCCGGTCGAGCCGACCAAGGAGACTATCGACGCGGCGCTTGAGCATTGGCCGGTGTTCGATGCGATTGATCGGCTCTATGTCGGTCCCGCGCTGATCCAGGACGCGGAAAAAAACGTCTGATCGCTCTCGCCGAATGGCACTTCGGCGGGGGCGAAGGCTATTGCGCCGCGTGCCCTGACACTTGCGCCGCCTGCCCGTATCTCGAACACGCGCCGCAGACTCCGGACGGCATAGCCGCCTGGGCGGTGCTTAAGCGCGCAGCCGGACAGGTCCGTGCCGTGATGGGCGGCGTCTACGCGCTCGATTTCGGCGCCGTGTTGCTGCTCGCGGATGCCATGGGCGCGCTCAATCCGTTGCTCGTTGAACTTCTTCCCGAGGTCGAACCGATCATCGTTCGGGCTTACGGCCGGAATAACGAATGAGCACCACACAGGTTTCGATCCGCCTCGGCGTCGAGGGCAAGGCTGACGTCAAGCGTGCCTTCGAGGAAGTCGGCAAGGCCGGGCAGGACGCGTTTCGCGGCGTTGCCGCCGACATGGACGCAACGGGCGCCGCCACCGATCGGCAGACCCAGCGCCTTCAGCGGTTGGCGGAGGCTGCACGTCAGGCTGGCGCTGCCGACCAGGCGCAGCGCAGTTTCAATCAGGTTCTGGGCGTTAACACGGCGCAGCCGAAGTCGGCGCGCGAATCGGCCTCGGTGTTCGAGGAAACCGCCAGGGCCGCAGAAGATCTGGAAGCCAGAACCTCGGCGCTGCGGGCGCAGATCGATCCGCTCGGCGCCGCGCAAAAGAAGCTCAACACCGATGTCGCGGAAGCGGGCTCGCTGTTCAAGGCCGGCGCGATTACGCAGGCCGAGCATGCCGCCGCGGTCGCGCTCGCCAACAGCCGGTACAAGGAAGCGGCCGCCGTCATCGAGAAGTACGGTGGCAGCGCGGCGCTGTCCACGAACCAAGTCCTGATCCTGGGCTCGGCCGCGCGCCATACGGTCGACGCGCTTATTGCGGGCCAAAGCCCGATGCGGGTGCTCACCACCGAAGGCATCAAGGCCTCGGCGGCGTTGGGCGAAGGCGGCCTCGGTGGACTGCTCCAGGGTGTCTGGAAGGGTCTCACGGGCCTGATCTCGCCCACCATGGCGGTGGTCGTCGGTATTGCGGCGATCGGTGCGGCGGTCGGCTACTCCTATTACCGCTACATCGAGTCGCAGAAGGAGCTTGAGGTCGCGCTCGGCGGCACCGGCCGAGCTGCCGGCGCCACCGTCGGCCAGATCGAGCGCATCGCCGAACGGTCGGCATCCACCGCCAGCGTTTCGGTCGCGGCCGCGCGCGAAATGGAGGCTGCGTTCCTGCAGACCGGCAGGATTGCGGTCTCCAATTTCGAAGGGCTGATCAAGGTTGCCAAGAACTACGCGGCGACCACCGGCACCGACGTTGCGACGGCCGCCAAGGAGCTGGCCAGCGCCTTTGCCGACCCGATCAAGGGCGCCGATGCGCTCAATGCCAAGCTGAACTTCCTCGACGATCGGACCCGGCAGTATGTTCGGACGCTTGCTGACCACAACGATCGCACCGCGGCGCAGCGGGTCCTGCTCGAAGCGCTCAAAGGTAGTCTCATCAACGCGGCCGATGCCACCACGGCGCTTGGGCGCGCCTGGGACTTCGTCGGGCGAATGGCATCGAATGCCTACGACGCCATGGGTCGCGCGATCTCGCGGGTGCTGGACGGGGCCCCGATCGAGGAACGGCTCAAGGAGCTGCAACAGGAACGCGCCCGCCTGCAGGCGCTGATCGAGAACCCGCCGACCCGCTTTGCCGCCCAAGCCCGCAACTTCAACACGCGGATGCTGGCCGAGGTCGACGCCGAAATCGCCAAGATCGAGGCCAAGCTCAATACGATCGAGCAGCGCGCCAAGGAAGCCAAGGCGAACGAGCTCTCGGTCCGCGCCGGCTCGGTCGCGCGCGATCTCACGCCGGGCTTCGAAGAACTGCAGACGCTGCGGGCGCGCGAAGCGCAGATTCGCACCGCGCTCGACGATCCGCTTGCGAAGCAAAAGGTCGCCGATCTCAGGCAGGTCGAGACCGCCTATGACGCGGTCACCCGCGCGATCCAGACTTGGCTCGATCCGGCCGAGAAGGCGCGCCGCCTCGACGAGCTCGAAATCCAGGCGCTGGCCGCCAAGACCCCGGCGCAGAAGGCGGCCATCGCGGAAGAGCGGCGACGGTTGGAACTCGCCGGGCAGGCCATCCCGGTCGCCATTGCGGAAGCCGATATCACGCGCGCCGGCGCCAAGGCGCGTGCCGAAGCGACGCAGGCGCTGATCGACCAGGCGCGCGTCCTGGACGTCAACACCAAGGCGACGCTTGGCCTTGCCGAAGCGTGGCTGAAGGGCGCCGCGGCTGCGCAGCAGGCCGAGGTCCGCCGCAAGGCGTTGACCGAGGCGGTGCAAAACGGCGTCGATGTCGAGAGCCGCGCCCGCGACCTGCTGCGCGAACAGATTGCCGAACAGGCTGCGCAGTCGGCCAAGTCGGTCAACGACTTGACTGCGGAAGCCGCCGCGCAGCGGCGGCTCAACGACGCGGTCTTTGCCGGCCGGCTCTCGACCGAGCAGGCGCAGCGGCAGATGCAGGTCGAGCAGGCGCTGCGGCCGCTCATCATCGCGCAATCGCTCGCCGAGGGCGATGCGAAAGCCACGCTCGGCCGTGTCATCGATGCGCTGCGCGGCGCCTATGCCCGGCTCCATGGCGAGCAAGCGCGCGCCGCGGCACTGCAGACGCTGGAGAACCAGCGCAACCAGGTCGAGCTGCTGCAAAAGCAGATCGACCTCGCGGGCATCGGCGAATCGCAGCGCGCCATCATCATCGCGCAGCTGCAGGCCGAGCAGCAGCTCCGCCAGAAGGGTATCGATCTCGCCAGCGCCGAAGGCCAGGCGATCCTCGCCAATGCAGCCTATATCGAGCGCCTCAATCAGTCGCTCGCCCGCTCGCAGGGCGCGATGCAGTCCCTGCAGAGCATGACGGATACGACCTTCAATCATTTCGCGGACCTGATCGCGCAGGGCAAGCTCGACTGGAAATCCTGGGCGGACGCCGGACGCGCGGCGCTCGCCGACATCGAAAAGGAAATTCTCAAGCTCGCGGTGCTCAATCCGCTCAAGAACTTCCTGTTCGGTACCAATCTCACTACGCTCGGCGATGTCGGGGGGTTGCTCGGTGGGATATTGAAGGGGTTCAAATTCCACGAGGGCGGCCTCGTCGGACTGGACGGAAGGGCAGCGATTGTTCCGGCCTCCGTGTTCCGCGGCGCGCCGCGCTTCCACGAGGGCGCGTTCCTATCTCCCGATGAGGTGCCGGCAATCCTGCAGCACGGCGAGCGGGTGCTCAGCCGCGACGAGGCGCGAACCTACGGCGCGCGTGGCGCAATGCCGATCGCGCCCGTGGTCAACGTGACAATCCAGACCCCAAGCCCGGCCGCCTTCCAGGCAAGTCGCACCCAGGTCGCCGCCGACCTCGCGCGCGCGGTGCGCATCGGCATGCGCGGAAGCTGAGACAATGCCGCTGCCGTTCCGCGACATCTCGTTCCCGCCCTATGTGGCGCGCGGGGCGACCGGCGGGCCGTCATTCTCGACCAACGTCGTGACGCTCGCCTCCGGCGCCGAAGAGCGCAACGTCCTGTGGGCCAACGCGCGCGGCAAATGGAACATCTCGACCGGCATCCGCACGCGCGAGCAGATGCTCGACGTGATCGCGTTCTTTCATGTCGTGAAGGGCCGGGCCTATTCGTTCCGGTTCAAAGACTGGAACGATTACGACGCCGCCGACCAGCTCATGGTCGAGATCACGCCGACCGTCTGGCAACTGGTCAAGCGTTACGACATCGGCGGATTCCAGCATGTCCGCACCATCACCAAGCCAGTGGTCGGCACGGTCGCCGTCAAGGTTGGTGGCTCACCGGTTACGCCGGCCGGCATCGATTACCTGACCGGACAGGTCACCTTCGCCTCCGCCCCAGGGTCGAACCCGACTGCGACTTTTGAGTTCGATGTGCCGGTGCGGTTCGACACGGATCACTTGCCGGTTCAGGCCAATGCCTTCGACCAGCAGGTGGTCTCGCAGATCGACCTTGCCGAGGTCCGCGAATAGAGGCCGGCCTTAAAGATGCGCGACCTGTCAGCCTCGATGCAAGACAAGCTCGCAAGCGGGCTCACCACCTTCTGCCATTGCTGGCTGCTGCAGCGGACCGATGGCGTGAAGATCGGATTCACCGACCACGATGAGGACCTGACGTTCGACGGCGTCACTTATGAGCGGCTTGCCGGCATGACGGCCTCGGCGGTCACGCAGACGCTCGCGCTCAACGTCGACACGATGGACATCGCAGGCGCCTTGCAGAGTGACCATCTCAACGAATCCGATCTGGCTGCCGGTCTTTACGACAATGCGTCGCTGACGCTGTTTCTGGTGGATTGGACCGACGTCAATGACCGCGACATCGTATTTTGCGGCTCGGTCGGGGAGATTTCGCGGGGGCTCAATGCGTTCACGACCGAGATGCGAGGCCTCTCGCACGCGCTCAACCAGGAGCGCGGCCGGCTTTACCAGCGTTCGTGCGACGCTGATCTCGGCGATGCCCGTTGCACCGTCGACCTCACCTCGCCGACCTACAAGGGCAGCGGCACGGTCGATGGCGTCGCCACCAATCACACGTTCTCGGCCAGTGGGCTTGCCGGCTACCAGGATGGCTGGTTCACCGGCGGCAAGGTGACGTGGCTGATCGGCGCCAATGCGGGCGCCATCATGGAAGTCAAATTCCACGTCAACAACGGCGCCGAGGTCTCCTTCGAGCTCTGGGAGACCATGCCGTTCAACATCGTGGTCGGCGACACCTTCAGTGCGACGGCGGGCTGCGACAAAAGCCTCGCCACTTGCCACGACCGCTTCAACAACGTGCCGAACTTCCGCGGCTTCCCCTACATCCCCGGAAACGACGCCGTGACCAGCTACGCCAACACCGGAGACGCCAACGATGGCGGATCAAAAGTCGGCGGCCAAGGTTAGCCGTGCCGCAATCGTGGCCGAGGCCCGCTCCTGGATCGGCACGCCCTATCGGCACCAGGCCTCGCTCAGGGGCGCCGGCGCCGACTGCCTCGGGCTCATTCGCGGCGTCTATCGCGTGTTCTGCGGACCCGAAAAGGAGCCGATCGCGCCTTATTCGCCGAACTGGGCCGAGGAGACCGGGCAGGAAACGCTGCGCGACGCTGCGTGCCGTCACCTGGTCGAGATCGACGCGGCACCGTTCCGTGACGGTGAGCCGCTCAGAGAGAGCGACGTGATTCTGATCCGCGTACGGGACCGCGGACCCGCCAAGCACGCCGCCATCGTCTCGGGCCCGGACGCGATCATTCATGCCTACGACCGCCATGCCGTGGCCGAGAACGCGCTGCCGGCGGCCTGGCGGCGCCGCATCGCCTATGCGTTCCAATTTCCGGGCGTGACGGACTGACCGATGGCTCAGCTTGTGCTGTCGATCGCCGGCTATGCGGTCGGCGGCCCGATCGGCGCGCTGGTTGGCGCCTTTGCCGGCGGCTTCATCGATCAGAAGCTCTTTGCGCCGGGCCCGATCCAGAACCAGGAGGAGGGTCCGCGCCTCACGAGCCTGTTCGTTACGTCCTCAAGCGAGGGGGCGGCAGTCCTGCGCGTCTATGGCCGCATGCGGGTGAGCCCGCAGATCATTTGGGCCACCAACTTCCGCGAGGTCGTGACCACCACGACGCAGACGCAGGGCGGCGGCGGCAAAGGCGGCGGCGGTGGCGGGCAGAGCGTCACCACGACCACCACGACCTACACTTATTACGTCTCGTTCGCGCTCGGGCTCTGCGAGGGACCGATCGTCGACATCGGCGGCGTGTGGGCGGACGGCAAGCCGCTCGACATGTCGCAGTTCACCTGGCGGCTCTACAAGGGAGATCAAGCCCAGGGCGCTGACCCAAAAATCGAAGCAGTGGAAGGTTCAGGCAACGTGCCGGGCTTCCGCGGACTTGCCTACCTCGTGTTCGAGGAGATGCCGGTCGAGAAATTCGGCAACCGCATCCCGCAGATCACGGTCGAGGTGATCCGCCGCCCCAGCGCCACCGGCCTTCGCCTCGAGGACATTCTGACCGGCGTCACCCTCATCCCGAGCCTCGGCGAGTTCGCCTATGCCACCGACACGGTCTATCGCGACGATGGATTCGGCCACACCATTGCGGAGAACCGGCACGGCAGTATCGGCAAGGCTGACTTCCTGGTCTCGCTCGATCAGCTGCAGTCGAGCGCCCCAAATATCGATACCGTCTCGCTCGTCGTTGCCTGGCACGGCACCGATCTTCGCTGCGGCAACTGCGAGATCAAGCCGAAGATCGAGTTCGCCGCCAAGGCCAACACGCCGTGGAGCTGGCAGGTCTCCGGGATTACCCGCGCGAGCGCCGATGTGGTCTCGTCCGACAGCTTCGGTCCGCTGCTCGGCGGCGCGCCGGCCGACCGCTCGATTGTGCAGGCCATTACGGAGCTGAAGGCGCGCGGTGTCCGCGTCGTGCTCTACCCGTTCGTGATGATGGATATCCCGGCCGGCAACAGCCTGCCGAACCCGTATAGCGACAACACTGCCACAAACGGTCAGCCCGCTTTCCCCTGGCGTGGCCGGATCACCTGCTCGCCGGCGCCAGGCTATGCCGGCACCGTGGACAAGACCGCCGCAGCGGCAAGCCAGGTCGATAGCTTCTTCGGCAGCGCGGCGCCGTCGGATTTCGGGGCCTGGAATGGCGACACTATTCCGTACAGCGGACCGGCCGAATGGTCGTACCGGCGCTTCATTCTGCACTATGCCAAGCTTGCGGTCGCGGCCGGCGGCGTCGATGCCTTCCTGATCGGCTCGGAGATGGTCGCGCTCAATGCGGTGCGATCGAGCGCGTCGGCGTTTCCGGCGGTCTCCAAGATGGTCGCGCTTGCGGCCGACGTGAAGGCGATCGTCGGCGTGGGCTGCAAAGTCGGTTACGCGGCGGACTGGAGCGAGTACGCGAACTTCCGCCCCGATGACGGCTCAAATGATGTCTACTTCCATCTCGATCCGCTATGGGCGAGCGCGAATATCGATTTCGTCGGCGTCGACAATTACATGCCGCTGTCCGACTGGCGCTCGGGCCGGCTGCACCTCGATGCCGAGGCCGGTGCGCCATCGGTCTACGACCAAGGTTACCTGCAAGGTAACATCGAGAGCGGCGAACTTTTCGACTGGTTCTATGCGTCGAGCAGCGACCGCAAGACGCAGACGCGAACGAATGTCACGGACGGGGCCTACGGCAAGCCGTGGGTGTTCCGTTATAAGGATTTTCAGAGCTGGTGGTCGAACCAGCACTACAATCGGCCGGCAGGAGTTGAGAGCGGCTCGCCGACCACCTGGGTGCCGCAGTCAAAGCCGATCTGGTTCACCGAATTCGGCTGCCCGGCGATCGACAAGGGGAGCAATCAGCCCAACGTCTTCTACGACCCGAAATCGTCCGAAAGCTTCTATCCGTATTTCTCGACCGGGCGCCGCGACGACCTGATCCAGCGCGCCTTCCTCGAGGCGCACCTGATCTACTGGGAGCCTGCGGACGGCCACAACCCCACGTCCGCGGTCTACGGCGGCCCGATGATCGACCGCGACTCGATGTGGGCGTGGACCTGGGACGCGCGCCCCTATCCGCAGTACCCGAACAGCTCGCTGGTCTGGCGCGACGGCCCGAACTGGCGGCGCGGCCATTGGCTCACCGGCCGGCTCGGCCTGGTCACGCTTGCCGATGTGGTGGCGGAGATTTGTGCGGGCTTAGGCGTCTCGGTCGACGTGTCCGGCATCAACGGCATCATCCGCGGCTATCTCATCGACAAAGTGATGAGCCCGCGCTCGGCGCTCGGGCCGCTGATGCAGCTCTATTTCTTCGATGCCTGCGAGTCGAGCGGCCTGATCAAGTTCGTGCAACGCGGCGGCTCGGCGGTCGAGACGTTTGTGCTCGACCAGCTGGTCGACACCGGTGCCGACAGCAAGGGCCTCTACAGTCTCATCCGCGCGCAGGAGACCGAGCTGCCGCGCACAGTGCACCTGCAATTCCTCGACCCCGACAACGACTTCCAGGCGGCTGACGTTTATGCGCGGCGGCTGCGCGGATCGAGCGAAAAGACCATCGAGTTGCAGCCCGCCATCGTATTCGATTTTGCCGAGGCGCAGGGCATCGTCGATGCGCTCCTGGTCGACGCCTGGGTGATGCGCGAGCGTGCAGAGCTGACGCTGCCGCCCTCGGCCTTTGCGATTGAGCCGACCGATGTGGTCTATCTCGACCTCAACGGCCGTATTTTCGAGATGCGGGCCGATTCGGTGGGCTTCGAATACAGACGCCCGGCCAAGCTCGTGCGCACCGACGAGGCAACCTACGGCACCTCGGACGGTCCGCCGCCGACGCGGCAGCCCAAGCCCGTCACCGAGCCCGGGCCGGCGCTCCTTGAGATCATGGACCTGCCAATCCTGGCGCCGACTGAGGTCGCCGGCGTCCCGCGCTTGGCGGCCTATGCGGAGCCGTGGGCCCGGGTGAACGTGTTCCGCTCGCCTGCGACCAGCGGGTATCTGCTCGACCAGCTCGTCATCAACCGTTCGACCATCGGCAGGACGCTGTTCGATTTCTATTCCGGGCCGCTCTGGAACTGGGACATGGCGAACAGCCTCACTGTCCAGATCCCCTCAACTCAAGGCCTCTCGTCGCTCGATGATCTGTTTGTGCTCGCCGGCGGCAACACCTGCGCGATCCGCAACGCCGCCGGCCAATGGGAAATCCTGCAATTCGCGACAGCCGAATTGATCGCGGCCGACCAATACAAGCTCACGCGGCTGCTGCGCGGTCAGCTCGGCAGCGAATACGCCATGCGCGATCCGGTCGCCACCGGCGCGCCCTTTGTCGTGCTCGACAGCACTGTGATGCAGTCGTCGATCGCGGTCACCGAGCGGCATAACCCCTGGAACTGGAAGTGGGGACCGTCCACCAAGACCATTGATGACCCGACCTACCAGGTGGCGTCATTCACGTTCGACGGCGTCGGACTGCGCCCCTACAGCCCGGTGCAGCTCGCCGGTATCCGCAACCTGAGCACATTCGACTGGACGCTTACCTGGATTCGCCGCACGCGCGTCGACGGCGACAATTGGGAAGCGCCCGACGTGCCGCTCGGCGAGGAAGTCGAACTCTACGACATCGACATCATCAACATCAGCACCGGTGCGGTCGTGCGCACCACCCGCGTCGGGCAGCCGAGCTTCGCCTACACCTCGGCCATGCAGGTCGCCGACTTCGGCAGCAACCAGGCGCAAGTGAAGTTCGCCGTCTACCAGATCAGCCTCGCCTACGGGCGCGGCACCGGCGCGACCAGAACGGTTCCATAAATGACCGATACGCCTCACCTCGGCATGCCGCTGATCGCGGCAAGCCAGTCGCAGAAGCACGTCACGCACAACCAGGCGATCGTGATCCTCGATTCGATCGTCATGTTGGCGGTGATCGATTCGACACACACGGCGCCGCCTGGCTCGCTGGCCGAGGGCGACCGCTACAAGGTCGCGTCCGGCGCGACCGGCGCCTGGGCAACCTGGGACCTCAATATCGCGCTTTACACCAATGGCCAGTGGGCGAAACTCACGCCGAAAAAGGGCTGGACCTGCTTCGACGAGGCGACCGGGGCGCTCACGGTCTGGACCGGGTCGGCCTGGACCGATTTCGGCACGGCCGGCGGCTATCTCACGCTGACCGGTGCCGGCAACGGTACGCTGACCAAGCTCGGCATCAACACGGCGGCCGACACCACCAACCGGCTGGCGCTGAAATCCAACGCCGCCCTGTTCAGCCACGACGACGTGACGCCCGGCACCGGCGACATGCGGATCGTGCTCAACAAGAGCGCCGCCGGCAAGGACGCGGCGTTCAATTTCCAGGACGCGTTCAGCACGCGCGCCCTGTTTGGGCTGCTTGGCGACGACAATTTCAGCATCAAGGTTTCGCCGGACGGATCGACCTTCAAGACCGCGATTGTCATTGACAAGAGCAACGGTCACATCGGCATCAACAGCTCGCCCGACTCGAACAACTGGCTCGCGGTCAATGCCGACGGCGTCCTGTTCAACAAGGACGCCTCGGGCGACATGCGCGTCACCATCAACAAGAGCGCGGCGGCCAAGGACGCGGGCTTCACGCTTCAGGACAACTTCAGCACCCGGGCGTTGTTCGGACTCCTTGGCGACGACAACTTCACCATCAAGGTCACGCCGGACGCCTCGACCTTCTACACCGCGCTGACGATCGACAAGAGCAGCGGCAAGATCGACCACACGCAGGGCGCCAAGTTCTCGGCCTACGTGAATTTCGACGATTATCACGCCGCCGGCGCCTGGGCGAAGATCGGCTTCAACAACGCCAATCACAACGATCAGAACGCCTTCAGCGCCGCGAACAGCAACTTCGTGGCGCCGGTTGCGGGCTATTACCTGTTCGGAGCGCACTTCGTATTCAAGAAGAATGCGACGCTGCCGACCGAGGTCGATCTTGCCTTCTATCTCAACGGCTCGATCGTGACGCAGTCCGAAGTGCTGACCAAGACCGTCGTCGATCTTGGCACGTTCCTGCATACGACCGCGGTCCTCAAGCTCAGCGCGGGCGACACGGTCGACGCGCGCATCCAATTCATCACCAATGACGGCTATGTCGCGGCCAACACCAACAACTTCTGCGGCGCTCGTATCGCTTGAACCAGGGGGCGAGTTATGACTGAGCAGATCGTCTTGCCGACCGGCGTCCGCGGCTACGTCCTCGAACTGCAAGCGCAGATCGAGATGCTGTCGGAGCGCGCCGCGAACCTCGCCGCCAACCTGGCTGCGGCAAACGAACAGAACGAGCTTCAGCTCGCCCGCATCGATGCGCTCCAGGCCGAGATCGCGAAGGTCAAGGAGCCGGACGACGCCAAGCTGGACGCGCCGCCGGGCTGATCCGGCCTTCCCGTTTCCGATCCTCAACCCAGGCCGCCTCCGGGCGGTCTTTTCATTTGGAGAACCGTCATGGCGGCTTCGACCTACGACGAGGCGCTCCGGCGCCTGCTTGCCCACGAGGGCGGCTACACCAACCACCCGTCCGATCCCGGGGGCCCGACAAACTTCGGCATCACGATTTACGACTATCGCAAATACGTGAAGCCGGACGCCACGGCGGCCGACGTCCGCGCCATGACGGTCGGCGAAGCCAAGGCCATCTACCGCAAGCGCTACTGGGATGCGCAGCGCTGCGACGAGCTGCCGCCCGGTGTCGACTACAGCATCTTCGACTACGGCGTGAACAGCGGGATTGGCCGCTCGGGCAAGGTGCTGCGCCGCGTCGTGGGCCTTCCGGACACGACGCATGTCGTCACCGACGAGGTGCTGCGTGCAGTCGCCAAGCGCGATCCGAAAGCGCTTGTCGTCGCGATTAACGACGAGCGTCTTGCCTTCCTCAAGCGCCTGAAGACCTGGCCGGTGTTCGGCAAGGGCTGGGGCGCGCGCGTTGCGACCGTCAAATCCGTCAGCCTGCGTATGGCCGCGCAACAGGTGCCGGCGCCCTCGATCGTCCCGGACGCCGCACCTGTCCCCGGCAAGGGCGTCGTGCCGGCGCCGGCAACCGCAAAGAAAGTGATCGTCGGTACCGGCACCGCCGCTCCGGTTGCTGCCGGCGGCAGCTTCTGGGACTGGATCGCCGCCCATCCTGTCGAGACCGCAGCGCTCGGCTGCGGCGTCGTCCTGATCGTCGGCGGATCGGTCTATGCGCTCAACCGCTGGCACCAGCGCCGGCAAGAAGCCGCCATTCCCGAAACGCCGCTCGTCCCCGCACTCGCCACCGCCTGAAACGCAGGAGAATACGATGCTGCTATTCATCTCGATGACCGCAACGCTCGTTGCAGTCTACTGGTTTTGGATTCGCCCGATCCTGAAATCACGCCCCGCCTTCCGCGATCTCTACGAGAAAGAAGAGAACTTCATTGCTGCTGTCCGCGCGAAATTCGCCGGCATCAAGCAGAAGCTCTCCTCTGCGGTCGTGATCGCCGCAAGCGCCATCGTGAGCGGCTACGACTTCTTCGCGCCGATTGTAAGCGGCATCGATGTGAGCTCGATCGCGGCGCAAGTGCCGTCCTGGGCTTGGCCGCTGATCCTGATCGCCGTGACGGCCGTCATGAAATATTTCCGCGACCTCGCCGACAGGCGGCACGAAATCGAACTCGGCAACGGGTCGCCCCTGTCGCAGGAGAATTGACGCCATGTGGACGTGGCTTGCGAGCCTCATCGGCGGACCTGTCGTTTCCGGGCTGATCAACGCCTACAAGGCAAAGCTGGACGCTGCAAACACGCAGGACCGGATCGCGGCTGATCTCGCTGCCAAAGAAATAGAGGCGGAGATTGATGCGAGGCGGCAGGCATCCGCCATCATCATCGCCGAGCAGGGCCGATGGTACACGGCGATCATACGGCCGCTGCTCGCCGCACCTGTGATTATCTATTTCTGGAAAGTGATCGTCTGGGACAAGGTGCTCGGCCTCGGCACTACCGATCCGATCACCGGCATGGTCGCTGACTGGACTGGCCTGATCATCACAGCCTACGTCGGCGGGCGCTCGATCGAGAAGGTCGCGCGGATTTTCCGGCGATAA